TTCGGGCGGCAGCAACGATTTATATGACCGCGTGGTCATCCGCGTGTCGCCAGGCGAGCACATTATTGACAATGCTCCCGCTGGTGCTGAAACCGTTAGCTCTTGGGGCAGCTCCTTTTCGCCGACTGCCGCAAACCTGCGTGCGTTTAATGGCAGCTCCATTGGTGTGATCTTGCCACGTGGCGTTTCGATTGTTGGCGAGGATCTGCGTAAGTCCGTCATTCGTCCGAGCACTGTTCCAGCAGCCAACCTCAATCCTTCTACTGCCCGTGGTGCCATTTTTAAGGCCACTGGTGGTAGCTTCTTCTTTAATTTTACCTTCAAGGATGCCATTGGCATCACCACTTCGCACCACCTGCTATCAGCGTTTGAATTTTGTGATGAAACTGAACTGGCTGCGTACTACGCAAAGATTGCCACTGCTTTTGGCTTGAATCCTGCTGATGCAGAAATCATCAATCCTGGTGAAACGCAAATCAGCACAGTATACCCCGATGGCACTGCCATCCCTGACGTTGACTCCACTCGTGGCAGCTCGCCGTATGTCTTCAACTGCTCGCTGCGTTCTGACTATGGAATGTGCGGCATGTTCCTTGATGGCAACAAGGTAACAGGCTTCAAGAGCATGGTGGTGGCGCAGTTCACCAACGTGTCCCTGCAAAAGGACATGAACGCATGGGAAATCTATGGTAGTGGATCATGGAGTATTCCTGCAAATTATGCGGCCTATATTGCGTCTGACATCAATAATGTACGCTACCGAATTGCTGGCGATATCAATCACGAGACTGGATGTTATCAAGTTGATTATCGTAGCTTTGGTTTCAAATGTATCAATAATTCGATTCTGCAGGAAGTTAGCTGCTTCGTAATTGGCGATGCCGTTCACCATTGGACTGCAAGTGGTGGTGAATGCACCATCACCAACAGTAATTCCAACTTTGGCCTGACTGCGCTTCTGTCTTCTGGTTTCCGTGGTATTGGTACTGACGGTGGTGCATTTGATCAGGACAAAGGCTTCAGCGCTAAAGCAGTGCGTCGTGCGCTTAAAATCAAAACTGACGGTAGCAACATTCGCCAGATTACGATTGGCACCGTACAAAGCTATAACAGCGGCACTGGCGTATTAACTTTATCCACTGCTTTTGATCCCAATGTCACCTTTGGGCGTTACGGCTATACGCTCAAACAAGACGATTACATCTGGATTGAAAACCGCAGTCGTGACACTGGTCCTGGTTATGTACCAGGCGATAAAAATGCTTCCACTGCCATCGACGTAAGGGCAAAACTTGCTGCTACACCATGGGATGAAGGCAGTCCCACGCTGATCAATGTCAATCCCAGTGGCGACTTGGCGATCAATAACATCACAACAATGGATCCAGCCGTCTTGGTTGGTAACCGCGTTTACGTTCGCCGTCTTGTCGATACTCGCACGCCAAGTGAGCGCAAGTATTCGTTGATTATTGAAAATAGTAGTCCGGCTGCAACACGTCGTCCAGTGGGCAATTTTGTTGCTCGTCTTGGATCGCGCAGTGGTGTTGCTACGCAGCTTGATCCGACAAATGGATCGGGGCAGGTGTTTTTGGTAAGCGAATCAGCGGTTGACAATACTGGCGGCAGTGTTTCATCCAGTCGCTTTGGTGTTGTTTTGCGCCCTGGTGATTCCGCATCCAGCTTTACGCCCAATGCTTATTATCGCGTTGGTACACCAGCAACAAACTCCAACAGGATTTATAGAGCGAAACGCAACGATTCGTTTAGTACATTCTCTAGCGACGAATGGGAGCCCACGCTGCCAATGCTCACTAACGAGCGTGGCATTGAAGCATTGCGTATTGCCATCGCCCCTGAAGTGCTGATTGATAAGGATTTGTCAAACGATCCAGATAGCACAACTTTGGGAGTGGATCAAACCACTGATGCGGACATTTTGGAGCAGGTGCGTAGCGCCACTGATTATCGCGGCATTGGTGATTTTATGCTTGCAGTTGGTTATAGCAGCGCTGATGTGAATTCTGTGCTAAGCCTGCAAGAAGCTAATGCACGTGACTGGGATCCATCGGCATTAAGCAGCCCAGCACCAGGCGGCAAGCTAAATGCTCGTGGCTTCTGGCCTTTGGAATTCAACCGTCCAAGCTTGATTCGTGCATTCGGTCAAGCGTATGAATGGGCTGGTCAGGGTAACTATTCCAAGGCAATGCCGAAGTATCAAGTGACGGCATTGAGTGATCAACATAAAGTTGATTATTTTGCTGTCAATCATATGGGCGGCAGGGTTTATAACACTGGCTTCAACGAAGATGGCCTGATCGTTCAAGGCGATACGATTAACGACCTTGGCACTAATACTGTTGTTACCACTGAAACGGCTGGTCTTGGTGCATTAGGCGGCGACCCAGATTTTCCTGTGGTGCCAACACAGTTTGACACGCTGACGGTTACTAACGAATTTAATTCGCTGCAGGAGGCATCGTTCAATAACATTACGATTAACGGCACTATTGATGGTGCGCCTACATTTGCACCAAATGTGCTGCCAGTTGCCAGCGAAACAACGCAGGGCATCATTGAACTTGCCACATCTGCTGAAGTGGCGGCGCTGGAGGACATTAACAAGGCAATCACGCCAGCCACATTGGGTGATCTGCGTGGTGCCGCTAGCGGCTTAGCTTCATTGGACGGAAGCACCAAACTGCCAACGGCCCAGCTTCCAAACATTCCTGAAGCCAATTTGCCTGCTGCTTCTACGACGTTAAAAGGCATCATTGAAATTGCCACCAATGCTGAAGCTGCTGCTTACAGCGACACGGCAAGGGCGTTGGTGCCGAGCAATCTTGCAGCGTTGCGTGGAGCAGCTAATGGCTTGGCGACGTTGGACGGCAGCTCATTACTGCCCACTGCTCAGCTTCCAACCATTCCGCTGGCGAACATTCCAACATTGACTAATGCCAAGCTGCCTGTACTGGAGCTGGCAAAACTGCCGACTATTCCCGCTAATAAGCTGCTCACCACTCCCGTGGCATGGGTGAGTGGTAATACCAATTTTGATCTAAGCGGCAATTTCACTTTCACCTTCAGCGGATCGGGAGACGTTAATAACACGGCAAGCCTTGCATTTGGAGCACCCACTACAACTGGCTATATCGGCACTTCAGGCTTCATCTATGTAACCAACGCTACTGGCGTATTACTTGTCGGCATTGACAATGCTGCATGGAAAGGAGCAGTCAACACTTGGGTGAACCCAGTTGATAACACCACTGGACTGGCTGGTAATTTGCTAATCGGCTACTACGTTGCTGCAGCCGATACTGTCATCTACACCGCTACGAGGATTTCTTGATATGGCTGGCAATTCAGTTCCCGTATTTTTCGGCGCTAAAGCCCGCACCAAGCGTCCGCCCGGTCTTGATGTGACAAGCATTACTGACATATCTGGATCGATGCAACAATATGCAAATTTTATTACAGCTAGAGCGACATTTGTAGCACTTGAACAGGCATTGGTTGCGCAAGGCATTGGCGTGCTTTCGTCTAATCGCTACAGCTTTGCTACTGGCGGCGATTCATTAAATAACACTTTGCCCGAGATTGAGCGCAATGTAACTGTTAACGGCGTATCCCAGCGATGGGCGCCTGGCGCTAATGTGCTAGATGGCACGGCAGGGCTTCCAACCTTTAGCACTGGAGGCGGCGGCACGGAAGACATGGGCTTGGCGTCCAATCTTATGACCAATAATGACCGGGGTTATCTTTCCGGTAATGACCTTATTATTATCGCCGGTTCTGACGAACAAAATCCGACTACTGCATTCACGACATCTCCCACATATCCGCATCGCTTCATTGGTATTTTCTCTGTGACTTTATCAATCACAGAACCAGCAGGACCCAATCCAATTCCTGCAGGCACTCTAGTTGGCTTTGTTTATACAACAGCGACTACTGGAACGGCTATTTACCGCGCGATCAATACGTTGAGCTATCGCACTGAAGTGCCAGTGGCAAATGTAACTGCAACTGCGGCAGCCAGTTCAAGCGGCTCAACCAAACAGCTTAATGTCGATCATACAAAGACGACAAACGGCGCCATTTATAAAATTGATGGCTTTGACAATGATTATGCGTTGTTAGCCGAATCCCTCGGCACCGTTCTCGGTCAATACTTATTCGACATCAGCTAAATCGCTAGACTGCAAGTACCGGCCTATGTCCGGCTCACGTCGGCTCTATAGTCATGTCCTTGCAAATTCAGCTCAAGAAGAGCGCCGTCTCCCAGAAGCAGCCCTTTGCCAGTGATCTGGCTGTAGGTGAACTGGCGCTGAACTACAACGCTGATGGTCCATTCCTTACTTGTAAGGACACTGCCGGTAATGTTCGCAAGCTGAATAATGTATGGGTGGGAGCTACAGCTCCTACTTCCCCGAGTGCTGGAGACCTGTGGCTGGATACCAGCGCTGCCACTGCAGTGTTGAAAGTCTATAAAGATTCCAGCTCGACATGGGTGAATGCAACGACAATCCCGATTGCCACGACCAGTGTGTATGGCACGGTGCGTCTAGCCACTGCTGCTGACGTAACCAACGGCACTTCGGGCAAGATTGTTGATGCTGCTCAACTGCAGAGCAAGGTTTCCGAAGTTCTATCGAATGATGTAAATCTAAACGGCAACTTAACCGTCAACGGTAATTTAACTGTTGATGGCACCACGACAACTATTGATACAACGACGTTAGTTGTTGAGGATAAAAACATTGAGATGGGCTCTGTTGATACGCCCACGGATACAACGGCTGATGGTGGTGGCATCACTTTGAAGGGCACCACTGATAAGACAATCAACTGGGTGAATGCCACTGATGCGTGGACTAGCAGCGAGCGTTTTGACTTACCTGCTGGTACGGCTGCAGCACCATCGTTAATTTTCAATGGGGACGTAAATTCTGGACTCTATTCCCCCGGCGCAGACCAAGTAGCCATCTCGACTAATGGCACTGGGCGGTTGTTTATTGATGCGAATGGGAATGTCGGGGTTGGCAGTGGAGTTTCAGCACTTGGAGCAAATTATGGAACTCTCAGCATTCGCGGTAAAACCAACGATTTTGGCGGCGGCATTATTTTTGAATCGCTTGATGGCACTGATCGCACGTTTGCATACGGTAATGTTGGAGCTTTTTACTTAATCACTCAAGATACTCGCCCCTTAATTTTTGGGACAAATGCTATCGAAAAACTCCGCATCACATCGGACGGGAAGCTGGGTCTGGGAACGAGTAGTCCAACCGACAAGCTAACCGTTCAAGACGGCTCTGTACGTGTTGTTGGTCCCACTAATACATGGGCAAATCTAACAGTTGCGGCTAATTCGGCAGCCACTGGTGGTGTAAATCGCTCTGCAATTAACCTTTATGACGCAGCGGGAACAGGTGGTTGCATTCTCCGTGGTGCTCATGACGCAGGTCTTTTTGATCTTCGCACACTAGTTGCCGGGGTAGAAACACCAAGAATTACAGTTCAATACACCACAGGCAACGTCGGCATCGGCACCACGAGTCCAAGTAGTCTATTGCATCTTGAAAAGGACGCAGCGCTTGGTATTAGTCTTGAAAGGACAGGTGCAGTTCCATCTTCCTGCTCCATGTCCAACGCAGGAAATGTTCTAGCCTTAAGTCACAATGTAAGTGGGATCCAGTTCAACACAGGATCAACACCTACCGAACGCGCCCGCATCGACAGCGCCGGCAAGTTGTTGGTGGGGACATCTACTGCGCTTACAACGAGGCTAATTACTACGACTCTTACGCCTAGTTTCCAAGTCAAAGAAGGCGGTGGTGGGTCTGCTTTATTCTTCTGCGGTATAAATGGTGCAACTCCCGCGACTATTTTTGCCGCAAAATCACGCGGAACATCATACGGAACTATTGTCCAAAACAATGATGGATTGCTGCGTATTTCCGCTGCAGGTGACGACGGCGTTCAAGCAACAGAAGCTGCACGTATCGATGTAGCCGTAGACGGCACCCCCGGCGCTAACGACATGCCTGGGCGCCTAATGTTCTCCACTACGCCGTCGGGGAGTGCAACGCCCGTCGAGCGACTTCGCATTACGTCAGCAGGTGTACTGCAGATTGCAGACGCAGGCGACATTGCCGTTGGTACCACCACTGGCACCAAAATTGGCACGGCTACCAGTCAAAAGATCGGTTTCTACAACACAACGCCTGTCGTTCAGCCAACTACTGGCGTCGCCGAGGCTGCCTTTGTTGAAAACTCTGGCGGTACTGCTGTCAATGTGGATTCCACCTTTGGTGGCTACACCATCCAGCAGGTCGTTCAGGCACTGCAAAACCTTGGATTGTTTGCCTAGACCTTTTAGTCCTACTCACTAGTCACCTTCTAATTTGACTCAAGTTTGAAAATGGCTAGCCACCTTCACTAACAGGGCGGGCAGCCGACCCTTCCCAACTGGCTGCAACCCCACTACGCTGTCAGCGACCGGTCTTTAATCATGGCTACTACTTTCACCTGGGGCATCAACACCCTCGAACGCGAAACTGACGACGGTTTTGTATTTACCGCCCATTACACCGTCAACGCCAACGACGGCACTTACTCCAGCGGCGCCTATGGCAGCGTTGGGTTTCAGCGCCCCGACAACCTGATTCCTTACGCCGACCTTACGGAAGACACCGTGATCGGCTGGGTCAAGGAAGCCCTTGGCGGCGACGAAAAAGTCACCGAAATCGAAGCTGCCCTCCAAGCTCAAATCGACGAGCAACGCGCACCGTCGAAAGCTGCTGGTGTGCCTTGGGGCTGATGCACCGCTGGATCGCCACTGCTGGTGCCATCGTCGCAGCGTTGTCTGTGATCATTGGCGCCACTGTGGCGATTGAAACGCGCTATGCCAAAGCGCAAGAAGTTAAGCAGCAGCTTGACGAGTATTATGCTCGACAAATTAAGCTGCGCATTCTTGAGATCGACTTGAAGCCTGCGCCCACTCCCGCTGATCATGCGTTGCGGCAGTATTTAGTGCAAGAGCTGCAGAAAGGCGATAGGTAGGTAAACTCGCCTTAGGTTTCTACACATCGCGTGGCAGTCCGCAGTAAAACTGGTACCGGCGCTCTGCAGCATCAAGCAGGCAAACCAAAGCTCACTCGTCAAGGCAATGGCAAGCGCTCCAAGCCGCGCGGCACTAGGAAGCTTCGTAAGGGGCAGGGCCGCTAGCCTGTGCAAGTAGCCATTGCTGCCATGATCGAAGTCATAGCCGCAGTGGCCGGCGCCTCTATTTCTGTTGCGGCCATGGGCGCAATGGGGTTTAGCCGCAAGTCAGATGAAGCACGCGATGCGGTAATTAGACTTACCAGCGCAGTAGAACATATCGCGACTCAACTGGAAGTTCTGCATTCGGACATTAAAGAAGATCGCAAAGAATTTTTCTCCCGTCTTAATACTGTTGAGCAAAGGGTCTCTAAGCTGGAAGTGCGTCCACCCTCTTGTTGATTATGGACTTTATTCAGCATCCTGCTTTTTGGATTGTTGTTGCTGCAGCATCTGAGCTGATCGCTCTGTCCCCCTTGAAGGACAACAGCATTATCCAACTTGTGTTCCATGCGCTGCGTGCGCTGAAGGGAAAAAAGCTCTAATCAGCTTCGGCAAGCCAGGCTGGCAGCGTCGATTGGAGCAGGCCATCAGGCAATGGTGGTTTGAACTGACGCTGCCGGCCAAACTTGATCAAGCTGAAGCAGAGTGGCACGCAACGCAACCACCTGCGATCAAGCCGCCTGTCATCATCGAGCACCCGGTTGACCCTGAACTGCAAACCGGTGACAGCCGCCTCCTCGGTGGCGCAATGAGTATCCACGCCCCATGGACCGATGACGCAAAACAAAATCCGCCTTCTTGATTTATTTAAGTATTACAAAGCATTACCGCATCAAATGGCGGCCCTGAGCGAGCTCGAGGACGCGATCAATAAAGCAAATTCGCACATCCTTGGTCGCGATCAAGGTTGGTTCAAGACTTGGAGCCAAGGCGGCAAGCAGGGCGACTATTCCGCAAGCTTGAAGCTTATTAAGGAATTTGAAGGCTGCCACCTGACTTCCTACCCAGATCCCCTCAGCGGCGGTGATCCTTGGACAATCGGCTATGGCACCACTCGTTATCCAGGCGGCCGGCGCGTTAGCCGTGGCGACAAAATCACCGTGATCGAAGCGGACATGTTTGTCCGCACCGAAATCGATCAAATCGCTAAAAAACTCAGCGAAACGGTGCCGCACTGGTCGGCAATGACAGATGGGCAGCAGTCTGCTTTGATCTCATTTGCTTACAACTTGGGATCCGGCTTCTATGGCGCTGCTGGGTTCGAGACCATCAGCAAGCGGCTGCGTGAGCGGGACTGGGATGCAGTACCAGATGCAATGCTGCTTTACCGCAACCCAGGAACCAATGTTGAGGCTGGTCTGAAGCGTCGGCGCATTACTGAAGGCAGTCTGTGGCGTGAAAGCATGCCACGCTCTGTTGAGACGCAGCAGCAGCCTGCAAAGCTGACACCCAATTCACCGTTCAGCGCTCGACTCACCCCCCACATCACATTGGGTGAATTTGCTCTTGGGCAGCAGGTTCGCAGGTTTGATCACCAGTATCAGGTCGACACGGCAGCAGAGCTGGCAGCATTTCTGGAGCGGGCGCGGACAGTCTTTGGCAATAAACCGGTAATTGTTACAAGTGGTTACAGACCGCCTGCCGTTAATCGCTCGGTTGGCGGAGCGTCAGGGTCGGAGCACCTATTCAACGCACCTGGGGTCGGAGCCGTTGATTGGTACATCCAAGGCGTCGACATCTACAAGCTTCAGGATTGGTGCGTGCGTGAATGGCCCTACAGCACCGGCCTCGGCGCTCCTAAAGGATTTATTCATACAGGAATTCGCGCAGGACGCCCTAAGCTGACTTGGCCATACTGATCACTGAATGATCCTTCACGACCGCGAGATCCAGCGCCTCATCGAAGAGGAGCGGATGATCGAGCCATTTGAGCCTGAGCTGCTCAATCCGGCATCACTCGATCTCAGGCTTGGCGACAACATCATGGTTGAAGTTGAGCACACGCCTGAGCTACAGCTTCAGTCGATTGCGCACTGCAGCGCTGAGAACCCTTATTGGCTAGCGCCTGGCGAATTCGTGTTAGCCGAAACACGCGAAACATTCAACATGCCTAATGACGTTTGCGGCATGTTTTGCCTTAAATCTTCTCGTGCGCGTGAAGGTTACGAGCACAGTCACGCAGGATTTGCAGATCCGTTGTGGTCCGGCAGCAAGCTAACTTTAGAGCTGGTTAATGCTCGTCGATTGCATTCTCTCCCGCTATACCCTGGCTTGAAAATTGGTCAGATGGTTTTTGTCATAACCGCTGGGATCCCTGATATCGACTACGGAAAAGTGGGACACTACAACGGTCAAGCCCGCGTCATGCCAAGCTGGGAGCAGCCTGCTTAGCTACCCTGTAACCGAGCCCTGTCTCGTTAGTTATGGAGCACCAGATCGATGGCGTCGAACTGGTTAGCAAAAAGGTAACGAAACAACGATTCAGGGCATCAATCTTCGAGGCATGGCATCACCGCTGCGCATATTGCGGCAAACACGCTACAACAATTGATCACGTCAAACCAAAGTCAAAAGGCGGACTCACGGTTCCTCAAAACTGCGTGCCCGCTTGCCTGTCCTGTAACGCATCGAAAGGTTACATGTCACTTTGGAACTGGTGGACGCACCAAGATTCTTGGTGCTGGCACCGTGCCCAGCAGGTTTATGAGTGGATCACTGGCATCGGTTCCCTTTCATCTGTTCAATATAAATTTGCGCCTGCCATAGATCATTGGAATACCGGCAGATAGCGCCACCTGGCATGCAAGCGGCATAACGCACTTCGCCGATGCCAGGTTCTTCACCGGTTTCGATGTAATAGCCGTCACCGCAATCGATCGCGTTTGAAGGCACTGCAGTCTTTTGCGAATCGTCCACCGGATGATCGTCCTTCAGGAAACCCTAAATCACATTTTGCCGCAGATGCCTTCCAGTGAATGCATTGGTAGCAAAATGGTTTGCTACTGCTGATGGCTCTGGCATCGGCGTAAAGCGTTTCGGCTTGCAGAATCGCTTCATCAAGATCGGCGCTCATCAGAGGCAGATCAAGCTTTCCTTCTTTGGTTTTGATGCGTACCCGCCAGCCAGATGGTGACTCATAAAGCACCATCCGACCGGCGTGGTAGCGCAAACTGGCCATCGATTACACTGAAATATCTTGAAGCTTACTGATTAAGTCTTCAATTGTCCCGTCGTTCGTGATATAGCAATCAAATTCGCTGTAGTTATCGAGAGAGCCTTCGCTTGCATGATCGAATGTACGTACAGCGTCCGTACGATCAATGCGCCACATTTCGCCGCCAAGTAGCTTGATCATTTTGGCTTCGTTGGGGAAGCGAACGTCATCAGCAACAACAGCATCAAACCGCTGAGCGCGGCCCTTCCAGCAGCGCGTCCATATTTCGGGATGGATGCATTGACGTCCCCATTCTGTGCCGAGCGTTTGCAGCATGTGCCGCACGCTGACACCAGCATCACCGACGACCACTTGCTTTGCCTGGTGAACAAGATAATTTGCTCCATGCTCGTCATAGCCAAGCGATTCCAGCATTGGAATCAGCATTAGCTTGAGCGTCTCAGCAAATGGCACGATCGTATAACCGCGCTTTTCAAGCTCTTTAGCGACGGTTGACTTGCCCGACTGTGGTGCCGGGCTGTAAAGGCCAATGATTTTTTGCATTAAAAAGTACCGGTTTCAATGTAGCCAGCGCGCACAATTTGCGCTGTGTCATTTTTGAATTGCTCCCAGAGCCCCGTGTAAGTCCCTTTCAGGCCGGGCTCCTCATTGGCGCGATCGTACAGTTCGTACAAGCAATCCATAAAATCAGCTTTGCCGTTTTCGACCTGCCATTGCGGCAGCCTCTCGCAAAGCGTCTCTGCGGTTAGGGGCTGGGTAGCCCCAATAAACGACTTTTCCATCGAAAAACCAAGGTTTGAAATAAGTGTCGACACCCCAAGTCACGGGATGGGCGCCGAATGACCCGACGCCTGCGCTAGG